CCGCATCGAGCAGCTTGAAGCCCTACAGGTACTACTATCCTGTATGGGTGTCCCGGAGGACGAGTCGGCGGTATATACCGGCTACCACACGGTATGGGCGTACCGTAAAAATCCGAGACCGCTACGTAAGCCTATGGATTACGTGCGTGGTACGGAATTCACACCGGTCATTCTCACCCCGGTTAAAAAGAAGCTGTCAAAGAAAACTAAGGCGGAGATGTTAGGTAGTACGCCTGCCAAGATAAAAATATTGCTCGCTACTTTCGGTATGTTCGCTAAGGGCGTGGATGTGCCGGAACTGTCCGGCGGGGTGGATGCCACCCCTAGGGCTAGGGCTGAGCAGGCTCACGGTAGAATTCTTCGTGTACGAGACGGTAAGCTGGTTCCTATATGGGTGACCCTGCGGGATGTTAATTCTTACCGTAACGATCATCAGTTTGCACAGCGCGTGAAGGACTACGCGGCGAGTTCTGCGGAGATATACAGATGGAGAATAGGAAAGGGACTGCGTCGAATCGACGTAGACGATCTGGTACGCGAAGCCAGACAGAACGTAGCACGCCTGAAAAAGCTACGGATCGAAACGAGCTTAGACGGCAACAATACGCTAGTGACCCCGCCCTAGCAGAACGTATCAAACGTAGGCAGCGAGAGGCTTACCGGGATCAGCACCCAAAGCAGGATAGCGCTCTGCGTAATGGTCTCTTGTGTCGTGGGGTCAATCGAGAGGTCACGTATGGTGAGGAGGGCAGGCCACGCTACCTTGAGGTCTATACGGTACCGGAGGCGGCAGAGGCTATGGGTAGGTCGATGCTCGGGTTTAAGCGCTGGATAACCAACGGCCTTATCCCGCCACCCATCCTGCAGGACACGGTTTTTCAGTACAAGCAGTATAGCTATGGGGAGCTTGAGGCTATCCGTAGTGAGATTGTCAGGCACGAGCGGGAGTTTTCGTATTTTACTGCCAAGCATCAGGTGACAATTCACCGGGTGTGGCAGGCGGTGCAGGCTTACAGATCGCGACATATGTGAGGTGAGTTATGGATTCAGGGAGAGTAAGACGGGTGCGACCCAGCGGTGAGGGGGCTTCCGAGGAAACCGTAGAGGTGGTATCTACCTCGGTTACAGGGCAGGCATCGCCCACCGTAAAGCAACGTACGCTGAGTGTGCGCAAGTTTGTCACTCAGCCGGCGTACGTAGGGGTCTCTGCCGGGGTAACCAAAGAGACAGGGTCGTACGAGTTTCTGCGGGTAGACATCACCGTCAATATGCCGTGCTACGTAGAGGAAGTGGATCGCGTATCTCACGAGGTTGCAGAGTATGTTGCGCAGCGTCTTGACGAAGAGATAACCGAGTATCTTGGCGGGGAGGAATAACATGGCTAGACCTAAGAAGACTGCAGTACCGGAAGACAGCGACGCTAACGAGCTTGAGCAGACGCTGAAAGAGGTACGTAAACGCTTCGGCGACACCAGCGTATCGTCTGGCTCGACCATCGTACAGCCGGAGCGAGTGTCTACGGGTAGTTTTGTTTTGGACTTCCAGACACTGGGCGGTATCCCGAGAGGGCGAGCCACCATGATTGTCGGAGAGCGCCACTCAGGCAAGACCACTATTGCTTGCAAGGTGACAGCATCCGCCCAGCGGCAGTACCCGGACGAGGCCGTAGCATTGGTAGATGCAGAGGGTACATTTGACGCTGTTTGGGCGGCTAAACTCGGCGTAGATCTTGATCGCCTTGTCTTGTTCCAGCCGGAGACTGGAGAGGCAGCGGTAGATGTTATCGATGCATTTATCGGAACGCGAGAAGTCTCTATGGTGATTGTTGATTCTGTCGCCGCGCTCACCCCGATGGCGGAGATCGAAAGCAGTGCCGAGGATGCACATGTTGGTCTTCAGGCCCGGCTAGTTGGCGGTATGATCCGTAAGGCTACGGCGGGCATGATTCGCGAGCGTAGGCGCGGCCATAATATCGGGCTACTTTTCCTGAACCAGTACCGTTCGAAGATTGGCGGGTTTGCAAAGTTCGGCGAACCCAAGACCATCCCCGGCGGCAGGGCGCTGGAGTTCGCCACGTCATTACAGATCGTGATGAAGAACAAAGAGAACACCGGCAAGGACGAGATCGGTAATGACGCTGTGACTGTAAATGATCATAGCTTCCAGATCACCAAGAACAAGATGAATAGCGGTGGCCGTACCGGTGAGTTCCGGCTGTTGAGGCAAGATGACGACGATCTCGGCCTGAAGGAAGGGGACATCGACGACGCGGGTACCATGCTGGCTTACGCGAAAAAGTTTGGCGCGTACACTGGAGGCGGTAGCTCTTGGGCTCTTGAGTTTTGGTCTCATGAGCTAAAGTTCAAGGGGCTGGAGCACGCAAAGCGCGCACTCTACGCAGATCGTTCCTTGTACTGGGATCTACGTAACTTCCTCATTGCAAGTCAGGCCGAGGCTCTTGGTATGCCTGAGTACTTCGTAGAGAGGTTCCTCGTATGAGTCGCGAGTCTTTTCTGAATCGCGATACCAAGCACGGTAACGCCTCTTACCGCAGATCTCGTAAACAGGAGAAAGAACTGTCTATCAGGCTGCGGGGGAGGCAAACTGTAGCGTCGGGTAGTAAAGCAGAGAAGGGGGATGTGAGGGTCAAGCGTATTCTACGGCTTGAGGCGAAGACGACTAAACATCGCAGCTTTTCTGTAACCCTTGACATGATTAATCAGATAGAGGAGGCTGCGCTTTCGAGCGAGGAGCTTCCCTGCATCTTGATAGAGTTCAACGATGGCAACGGCAAGCGAATCAAAGAAGTGGCCGTAGTACCAAGTTACGTACTTGACGACCTTGTCTCTAAACATAGTTGAAATCGATTGCAAACATGACTACCAAATCCAGAGTAGTGCGCCGTAAAAAGGCTGACCCGGAAGGCGATTCACCCGTAGTGGTTTATGGGCAAGATGATACCCCGGTAATTGACTTGCTTCTTAGTGCTAAGCGCAAGCGTGACAAGTTTCGGAGAGGCGAGTACCTGCACGTATCCGACGTGGTAGGTAAGTGCGTACGTAAGATAGCGCTGTCGGAGGCACACGGGATGCCTATGCCTACTGAGCCTATCACGCACTCGATGGCAATGACCTTTGCACAGGGTAGTGCCTTGCACGACTACGTGAAGAGCGCACTTGTGCGACACCCCGACATGCCACTATGGGGGTCTTGGACTTGCAAGTGTGGAGCCAGTTTGGAGGAGCGTCGTTCTCATGCTGAGGTGGCTGATCTGCATTGCGAGGATTGTGGGGGGCCTCTCGATCAGTATGTAGAGATTGACATCAAGGATACGGAGTTACTGGTTAGCGGTTCGCCTGACGTTATCCTGAAAGAACCGACCAAGAACTGCTACCACATTCTTGAAATCAAATCGATGTCTCATGAGGAGTGGAAGGGTCTCGTACGCGCCAAGCCTGACCATATTGTGCAGGTCGTCATGTACTGGTATCTCATGCGTCGGGCGGGGTTCCGTACCACCTCTACGGTCTCTGTACTATATGTCACCAAGGGTTTTGTGTTTAAAGGCCAGCCCTTCAAAGAGTTCGTTATTGATTGTGATACCGCGCTACGCCATATTGATGACTACATCGAGGACGCAAAGGCCTTCGCTCGTTTTCGCGAGACAGGCGAGCTACCGGTACGTACCAAGTGCGCAACGATAAATTGCCCAGAAGCTAAGAAGTGTCACGTAGCTATGGAGTGTTTCTCGTGATAGTCATGGGTATGGACCCCAGCCTTACCAGCTTTGGGGTTGCCTATCGCGATGTCGGGGGGAGGCTGTGCGCTAACAGGATCAGCACGCCCGGCAACAAGCGCGGGTCGGAGCGTCTTGATTACCTAGAAACTACCGTAGCCTACTATCTGGATAAGTACAAACCTGAAGTAGTAGCCTACGAGGATTACGCGTATGGTAAAGGCCCGCGCAACAGCAATAACCTTTTCGGTATTGGGGAGCTAGGCGGGGTAATTAAGTTATTGCTTTACCGTCGTGGGGTTGCTATATTGACGGTTCCACCGACGAGCCTAAAACTTTTCGCTACTGGCTCAGGGCGTGCCGAGAAGTCGGACGTAGCCGCATTCATCCAAGAGACAGAGGGGGTAACTTTTGCAACGTCCGACCAGAGCGATGCGGCAGCGCTTCTGAAGTTGGGCGAGATGGCGACGCATACTACAATGAGGCCTCGCTTACGGACCCACCCGCAGCGCAGGGCGATAGCAGGTTGTCAATGGTTGTAGTTTGCAATCGATATCAAATTTTCTGGCGTTTGCAGTTTTTGAAGAACGTAGTACTATTCATCCACGCAGTAACCACGCATCGGTAACAATCCATCAACTGATAGGTACCCAAAATGGCAAAGAAAGCAGCATTCAAGATCGGTGACACCGTCAATTTCCTCGGCTACTCCGAGGAGATGCCTGACAACGAAAAGATCCTCACCGAAGGCAACACCTACACGGTGGTTGAGGTAAACGACGCAGAGGAACTGGTCAGCGTCGAGATGGCGAACCCGGAATTCAACCCGAAGAAGGCCGAAAGCGACAAGAACCCGAAGACCCTGATTGTCGATGTCTTCCTCAACGAAGTCGAGCTTGCCGACGGTGAGGAAGAAGAGGCCCCGCCGCCGAAGAAGGCTGCTTCCAAGACCGCCGCCAAGGGCAAGGCCAAGGGCAAGGCTGTCGCTGAGGAAGAAGAGGAAGAAGAGGAAGAGGAAGCCGACGAGGAAGAGGAAGAAGAAGAGGAAGAAGCCCCGCCGCCGAAGAAGACCGCCGCCAAGGGCAAGGCCGCTGCCAAGGAAGAAACCAAGGCCAAGACTCCGGCGAAGAAAACTGCCGCGAAGGCTCCTGCCAAGGCTGACGCCAAGACGAAGGCTCCCGCCAAGTCGAAGGCCAAGGACGAAGAAGAGGCCGACGAGGACGATCTGCCCGATCTGGAGAACGAAGACGAGGAAGTCGCAGCCTTGGTCGAAGAGGCCGAAAACGTCCTCGATCTGGCCGAAGAACTGATCAATGACAGCGCGGCAATCGACTACAAGCTGGGCGGCGTGCTCTACCATATCCGCAAGGGCAAGTTGCACCACAAGGCCGACAAGCGCTACCGCGAGGCCGGCGGCTTTGGTCTCTACGTCAAGGAACGCCTGAACGTCGAGTACCGCAAGGCGATGAACCTGATCGAGATCTACGTCAACTTCAACCTCGCCGGCATCAGCGGTGAGAAGGTGGCCGAGATCGGCTGGACCAAGGCAAGCAAGATCGCCTCGCTGATGAGCCAGAAGCTCAAGGGCGGCGCAGAGGTCGATGACCTTGGCGAACTCGGCGAAGAACTGGTCAAGGTCGCCGAGAATTCGTCGGTCAGCGATCTGGTCGATACGATCAAGGAAGATTACGCAGTTGCCGGCGCCAGCAAGGGCGAAAAGGTCAAGCGTATTACCTTCCGGTTCCGCCTGATCGAGAACGCCGGGGCGGCAGTCACCGAGGTACTGGAGGCTCAGGCGAAGCTGATGGGGGCGAAAGACTTGTCGGATGCTTTCGAACACATCGTGATGGAATGGGCCGTCGAGCATATGGACACCCCGCCCGAGATCAAGGTGCCGGCCGAGGGCAAGACGGCAGGCAAGTCGGCAGGCAAGTCGGCAGGTAAGGCAGCATCTGCCTCCACCGCCAAGGGCAAGACGGCAGGCAAGACCACCGCCCGCCGTGCCCGTACCGAAGAGTAATCTTCCCTCACGGTAGTACCGGGGCATAGTCGAGAGGCTATGCCCTATTTTTTTGTACCTAACATTTGCTGAGGTGAAGCATGGGCGAGAGACTAGCCTGCATGGATTGCAGGCACTGGCAGAGTGTACCGGCTGGTAGTACATACGCTAGCGGGTTGTGTGGGCATCCTAATCTAGTGGAGCATCTTGACCCTACTACCGGATGGGTTGCTGGACCGCATAACTTGTACATACTATCGAGCAGTGCGTGTCGTGAGGTGCTAAGTCTTTGTGCGGGCGAAGCAAAGTGGTTTGAGCCGTTGGTGAAGGAGTAAGGACATGCCGGGAGCAAAGAAACACGTAAGGCGTGCACGCAGTCGCGTACGGGCTGCTACGTCTTTGGGGGTGCCTCGCGTAGAGATGCACTATCTGGACATTTCGTCTATCGTACCCTACGAGTTGAACCCGAGGGATAACGCTGCCGCTATCGAGTCTGTCGCTAACTCCATCCGTAGTTTTGGGTTCCTTGTACCCGTAGTCGTGGACGCTAATAATGTACTTGTGGCGGGGCACACCCGGGTCGAGGCAGCTAAGACCCTAGGCCTTAATGAAGTACCTGCTATCAAGGCTGACAAACTCACCCCAGACCAGATTGACGCGTTCCGTATCATCGATAACAAGGTATCGGAACTCGCACGCTGGGACTTCGACCTACTGTCGGTCGAGATCACCCGGCTTACCGGGTCGGGTATTGAGTTCGTTGGTTACGGCTTTACGCAGGAAGAGGTTGATTGTCTCTCGGATGCTGTGGCCGACGATTGCCTCAATGTCGATAACCTCGTAGACCAAGAGGCCCGGGACCGCACACGACGCGCGGAACGGCGCGCACCAGCTACGGCACGGTTCGTGTTGGGGGAGTTGGTATTCTTCATCACAGCCACGGAGTACCGGAACTGGGTAAGCGGGGTACGAGAGCTTTGCGACTACGACGAGACCGCCATCACCGCAGAGATCAAGCGGCGTCTCGGTATTTCACAGGGGTAATGGCATGATCAAGAATACGCCTATTAGCTCGCTGCAGCCTGACAAGAAAAACCCTCGCAAGGCAGACGACGCCAGACTAGGGCTACTGCGATTGTCGCTCGCTAAACTCGGGTTTATCATGCCTGTGTACTCCACGCCGGGTGGTATGCTTTTGTCCGGACACCAGCGTCAGCGAGTAGCTACCGAGATGGGCATCGAAAACATCCCGGTGGTTACCATCAAGGTAGCCGAGAAAGACATCCAAGGTATCAACATCCTGTTCAACCGCGCCACGAACGATTTTGGGGCACTGGATACAGGGGCTAAGGCCAAGGATAAGTTAGATATCGAGACGGTTATTGAGGCTGCGGATAATCTGCCCGACTTTGATCACGAGAACTGGTTTGCACTCGATTGCAAAAATGAAAACATTCGAGGTCTGGGCAAGGACGATAGCGACCGCTACGACAAGAAAGCTGTAGTCGTAGCTACCAGCCTGATGCGAATGGGTATCGAGATCCCGGTAGTCATCTCCCAGTCTGGCAAGATCGTAAACGGTATCAATCGATTGTTCGCGGCGAAGGAGGCGGGGCGTACGGAGTGGCCGGTTATCCGTATCCCCGACGAGTACGCTACGGTAGCTCTCAACTTCCTGAACTACCTCTCGATGGACTTCCACGTAGATGAGGACTTCGCCAGACTGATGCGGTATTCGGCTTTCCGACGCCCGCAGAACAATCGAGGCAACGTACCGAAGGCCTACAGATTCTGGGCGAATGGGGGGCGTACGCTACTTGACCGCGATTCATACAGCCCGGAATACTGGCGCAACTTCCGTGATCTGCACGGGCTTAGCGTTTTGGATTTTGGTGCTGGTCTCTGCAAGGTCAAGCCGTTCTTGGAAGAACGTGGCATGGCTTGCAGCGAGTTTGAGCCATACCGCATCGACCCTGAGAGCGGGGTGGGCGTGCCGTCCCCTGACTACTCACGTATGAAGGCCCGAGAGTTCCTTACCGAGATTGCGGATGGTCGTGTGTTCACTTCGATCTTTCTGGCATCGGTACTCAACAGCATCCCGTTTCCGAAAGATCGTATGGCTGTGCTCGCCATCGTCAATGCGTTGTCGAGCAAGGACACAGTCACCTATGGTACCTGCAGGGATATCTCTGACTTTGTTTACGAGTATGGCGGCATCCGTCAGGCCAACTACTTCGTATTCGACTCAGAGCCGGGGGTTCGTGTAGGTGACGTAGTTAAGTCCCCCAAGATCCAGAAGTTCCATACACAGGAAGAGGCAGAGGCTATGTTCTCTCGCCTGTGGGTGAAGCGCGAGTACTGGCCGGGCGGGAACGTCTTCTATTTCAAGCTGTCGTCACCCAAGACCGTCAACCCTAAAGTACTATCTCAGGCGCTGGAGTTGGAGTTTGAGCTACCATATGCAGATGGTGCGGATATGGGGCTCAGTACGTATGCTAAGAAGTGCTTTGGCAAGCGTCTTGGGATCAAGCTGCCTTAACAACAACTGTGGGTGATACTCATGACTTTGAAGATCGAGAATGGGAGGGTTATTCACTACCCTACTGGTGACAAGTTCGCTTTCGACGGGGAGGTGGCTTTGATCTTCCCTGATATGGCCCGGAGGTCAATACCTTTGTACGATGAAGTACACCGTATGCACGCCTCGCTACTGTCCCACGTGTGGGATACGAAGTCGGCGCATGTAGTGGATGTCGGGGCCTCGCGGGGAGAATTTTTCCGTGCTATTTGCAATCAATTGCAATGCTCGGAGCGCCACCCTCCTAGCTGGTTGCGTCTTACCGCTATCGATTCGTCACCACACATGATGGCTAGACTGAAAGACGATATGCCTAAAGTGGAAGTCATCACCGGGTATGCTCAAGACTTGCAGCCTCTTGAGCATAAGGCAGATGTGATATCTATGTTCTACATTCTGCAATTCATCGAGGCTGACGCGGATAAGTTGAAGGCCTTGCGCTGGGCAGCGGATAACCTCAAGCCGGGCGGGGTATTGCTGCTAGGGCAGAAAGATACGGTGACACATACGTACGACGCTATGTTCACTAGGGAGTACCATAACTTTAGGCGCCGCAACGGCTACACCATTGCGGAGATTGCGGCTAAGTCTGCCGCACTCAAGAACTCGATGTGGACTAGCTCGCCAGCATGGCTTGAGGATATGTGCATCCAAGCCGGGTTCTGCGACTATGTCGTAACGTCGCGTTGGCTGCAGTTTTCTACCAGCATCTGCACTATTGGGGGGTAACATGGCTGACAGGGAAAATGGAGAGACTGTAGGTCGTCGCATCTCGCGTCGGCGTTCAGGCTTTGCGTTCTCGGGGGCTTCTGTCTCTGACTCCACGCAGCAGCAAGGCGGCAATATCAATGACGGTGTGGAGAGGATGGTCAATACCCCGCCATCGTCTTTACCGCCGCCTGAGCCACCACAGACAATCGCGGGGACGCCGTCTGAGGACTTCAACCCGCAGGGGCGTCTGGCGCAGGTGCGCCGCCGTTCTACCACCTACGAACGAGAGTACCGGCTGAATCTACTACACCGCCTCATGATGCGTGGGGTACCGCTCGATGAGATAGCAAACCAGCTTGGTATCTCTGTGTCTCAGGTATATCGTGATCGTGACGAGTTGAAGGAGCGCCATCGCGCATCGTCTCGCAGTCTGGATATCGACGAGATCATCGGAGACAGCAAGGGGTATTACGAGGAAGCTGGTGCTATGGCTATGCGCGCCGCCTCCAAGAACGACCTACCCTACGCAATGCGTCTTGCGGCTGTACGTACAGCGTTAGCCGCCAAGAATGACATGCACCGTTTCTTCCAGACAGCAGGTGTCTATGACGTGTTGCGTTTTCGCAAGGCGCAGGACGGTAACGGTACGTCCGATGTTCGTCGCCTCATGGAGAATACTGAGCGCCTTCTGTCCGGCGGTCTGGGTGACCTCAGCGGTGCGGTCAACGACGCTATCGATTCTGGCGATCAGGAGAATCTTGACCTATGACTGCCACACACACCCGCCGCGTAGGGAGACGACGGACCCCGGGTGCCGCGCCGGGGGTTAGCGAGCAGGCTCGCGCCATGGTTCAAGGGGCGTGGGAGGAGGCTGAACGTTGCGAGAATAAGCTGTTCGGTGAGATGTACGCCACCGCGTTAGAGCGCAAGGTGTATTACAACGATACGGTGCTATTCGACTTCATGAAGCACCTCACGCACGCTCCGGTAGGCATAGAAGAGTTTCTGTCGGGGTCGGAGTTTCTGGGGGCTACTGACATATCGTTGTGGCCCGAAGTACGCGCAGCCATCGTTGATATTAACAAGTACTGGTGGAAAGGTCAGGTAGGAGGGGCCAAGCATGAGGCTCTTCTGATGGGCTCGTGTGTAGACGCGCTAACCGAGTTTTTAACCCCGAACGGCTGGAAGTATATTTCCGATTTTGAGGAAGGTGATCTTGTCGGTCAATACTCGGTAGACGGTACTCTAGAGTTTGTGACACCGCAGGCGTACATCCGCCGCCGCCACCGAATGTTTTACCACTTCGCACCTCGGGGCGGTCTGGATATGATGTTAACTCCGGGGCATCGCGTTATCTACCGGAACAGGAACACCGGGGAAATCTGCGAGATGTCCGCAGAGGACGTGGCCGAGAACCACAATAGAACTGCTACCGGGTTCACAGGTAAGTTCCTATCTACCTTTACCCCTACGGGGCGGGTAGGGATTGATCTATCCGACGAACAGATCCGTGTGATGGTTATGGTTCATGCCGATGGCTCCTTTGATACAAGGGATGACTCCAGTTGGTGTAATGTGATCGTAAAAAAGCCGCGGAAAATTCGCAGGGCTAGGCGTATCCTTCAGGAGGCGGGTATTGCGTTTACTGAAGTACCGCACAACGGAGACTACCGCCGCATCCGTTTTTACGCGCCGCAACGGAACAAGACATACGAGGGTTGGTGGGGTTGCACACAGGACCAGCTCCGTATTGTTACCGACGAGGTAATGCACTGGGATGGCTCCGCGAGGCACCAACAGTTCTACACTGCGAAGAAAGAGGAAGCTGATTTCATCCAGTACGCCTATCTCGCTACAGGGGTACGGGCTACCATGCAGTGGCAAGATCGCGGGGGAAATCGGTCTGTCGAGTATAGGGTGAAGCGTTGTCGTTCCGCTGAATACACCATGTCCGCTTCGCCTAAAGGGCCTGAAGCACAGCTTGTTGAAGCCAGTGATGGGTATTGCTACTGCTTCACACTGCCTACGGGTATGTGGTTGGCGAGGCGCAACGGTAGTGTATACGTCACCGGGAACACAGGTAGCGGAAAAACGGAAATATCGAAGATTACCCAGCTATACCACCTTTACCTGTTGTCCTGCTTGGACAACCCGCAAGGCTACTACGGCCTGCCGAAAGCGACCTCTATTGTGTTCGCTATCATGGCCGCTAAGCCGCACGTGACGAAGAAGGTTATCTACGACCCTCTGCGCCACATGATTGAGCACATCCCGTATTTTCAGAAGCACCTACGACCGAGCAAGCTGGTTGAGTCCGAGATGATCTTTGAGGAGAAGAACATCCGTGTAGTGCCTGCGGGTGTGGACGCCGACTCGATCCTAGGTGAAGCAGTACTTTCGGGGATCATTGACGAAATCAACTTCATGAACGTTGTGCTACGTTCTAAGAAGGCAGAGGTAACCACAGGCCGCGCTGGGGTCTACGATCAGGCCCAGACAATAAAAAGTGAAATGACACGCCGGATCAAGCGTCGGTGT